GTAATTTTTCATGGGACAACGGTATAAAAGACACAAGAGTAAGTTTTGTACCAAATAAAAATGGAAGATTTTTTATAACATGGGTTCCTAATTATAGCTTACAAAATAGAGTTACAGTAAAAAACGGAATTAAATACCCAGGCAATGAGCATTTAGGTGCTTTTGGCTGTGATAGTTACGATATATCTGGAACGGTAGACGGTAAAGGATCCAATGGTTCTTTACATGGTTTAACTAAGTTTAGCATGGAAGACGCGCCACCAGATCACTTTTTTTTAGAATATATAGCTAGACCACAAACAGCTGAAATATTTTTTGAAGATGTTTTAATGGCTTGTGTGTTTTATGGTATGCCAATATTAGCAGAAAACAATAAACCAAGATTATTATATCATTTTAAAAGAAGAGGATATAGAGGTTTTAGTATTAATAGGCCAGATAAAGTTTATACAAAATTATCTGTAACAGAAAGAGAAATAGGCGGAATACCTAATTCAAGTGAAGATATAAAGCAAGCTCACGCTGCTGCTATAGAATCTTACATAGAAGATGCGGTAGGTTTTTTAGGTGAAACTTGGGGAGATTTATATTTTCAAAGAACATTAGAAGACTGGGCACAATTTGATATAAACAATAGAACTAAGCACGATGCTTCTATTAGTTCTGGACTAGCAATAATGGCTTGTAACAAAAATAGATACGCGCCTGTAAATGCTACTGTAAGAAACCCTATAAGTTTAAATTTTAAAAAATACAATAACAAAGGCTCGATTTCAAAAATAATAAAATAAATGAATATATACACAAATCCAAATAGTGCTTTCCCTAGCCAAGTTGTTAGCGAGGAAGAAAAAAATTCATTAGAATACGGGCGTAAAGTTGCAGAGGCTATTCAAGGTGAATGGTTTAGACAAGGTGGTGAAGGAAATAGATTTGCTAGTTCTTTTAATAGATATCATAGTTTAAGATTATACGCAAGAGGAGAACAACCTGTGCAAAAATACAAAGACGAGTTATCAATAAATGGCGACATGTCTTACATGAATTTAGACTGGAAACCAGTAGCGGTTGTTTCTAAGTTTGTTGATATTGTTACTAATGGTATATCAGATAAAAATTATGATATAAAAGCATATGCTCAAGATCCTTCTTCTATGCAAAAACGTACTAAGTACGCTCAAGGATTATTAGAAGATTTAGTAACTAAGCCATTTGATGACAAGGTAAAAAAAATGTTTGGTATTGATTTAACAAATAACAAAACCGAAGACTTGCCTCAAAATGAAGAAGAATTAGAACTTCACATGCAGCTTTCTTATAAGCAGTCTGTAGAAATGGCAGAAGAAGAAGTTATTAATAATGTTTTAGCTAAAAATAAATTTGACGAATTAAAGAAAAGATTTAATTATGATCTAACAGTCATAGGTGTTGGAGCTGTTAAAACAAATTGGAACAAAGCAAATGGAATAACTATCGACTACGTTGATCCTGCTAGAGTTGTATATTCTTATACAGAAGATCCTAATTTTGAAGATATATATTATGTAGGTGAAGTTAGATCAATGACTATACCAGAAATTAAAAAACAATTTCCAGATATTAGCGATGAACAATTAGAAAGAATTCAACAAACACCTAGTAATAGATCTCAAACTTTTGGGTGGCAAACATATGATCCTAACACTGTTCAGGTTTTGTTTTTTGAATACAAAACTTACAACGACCAAGTATTTAAAATAAAACAAACAGATCAAGGTCTTTTAAAAGCATTAGAAAAACCAAGTACATTTAATCCACCTATAAGCGATGGGTTTGAAAGAGTATCAAGAACTATAGAAGTTTTATACAAAGGTGCTAAAGTTTTAGGTAACAATGAAATGTTACAGTGGGAGTTAGCCAGAAATATGACTAGACCTACAGCCGATACTACAAAAGTCGAAATGAGTTATACATTGTGCGCGCCTAGAATGTATTTAGGTAAAATTGATTCGTTAGTTAGTAAAATAACTGGTTTTGCTGACATGATTCAATTAACACATTTAAAACTACAGCAAGTTATGTCTAGAATAGTACCAGACGGTGTATTCTTAGACATGGATGGTTTAGCAGAGGTTGATTTAGGTAATGGCACAAACTATAATCCAGCGGAAGCATTAAATATGTATTTTCAAACAGGTTCTATAGTAGGTAGATCATTAACTCAAGAAGGAGAATTAAACAGAGGCAAAGTTCCAATTCAAGAACTTAGTAGCTCTAGCGGTCAAGCTAAAATACAAAGTTTAATACAAACTTATCAGTATTACTTACAAATGATACGTGATGTAACCGGACTTAATGAAGCTAGAGACGCAAGCACTCCTAACAAAGATGCTTTAGTTGGTTTACAAAAAATGGCTGCAAATGCCTCAAACGTAGCCACTAGACATATATTAGACGCAAGTCTTTGGTTAACACTTAGAACGTGTGAAAATATTTCTTTAAAAGTAGCTGATTCTGTATCTTACCCATTAACATTAAATTCTTTATTAAATAGCATATCTATTTATAATACAGAAACATTAAAAGAAGTATCAAAACTTAACTTACACGATTTTGGTATTTATTTAGAACTTGAACCTGATGATGAAGAAAAAGCTCAATTAGAACAAAACATTCAAATTGCATTAAAATCACAAGGTATAGATTTAGAGGACGCTATAGACTTACGTCAAATAAAAAATCTTAAGCTAGCCAATAATATGCTAAAGGTTAAGCGTAAAAAGAAACAAAAGCAAGATCAAGCCAAGCAAGAAAAAATGATTCAAGCTCAAGCAGCTGCTCAAGCGCAAACAGCAGAAAAAACAGCTATGGCCGAAGTTCAAAAACAACAAGCTATTACACAGTCTCAAGTGCAGCACGATCAAGCTAAGTCTCAAATGGAAATGCAACGTATGCAAATGGCTTCGCAAATTAAGCAACAAGAAATGGAAATACAGTTTGGCTATGATTTACAATTAGCTAACGTTCAACTTGGTGCTGTAAGAGAAAAAGAACAATTTATTGAAGATCGTAAAGATAGACGAACTCAAATACAAGCAACGCAACAAAGCGAAATGATTAGTCAAAGACAAAATGACTCTTTGCCTACAAACTTTGAACCTGCGCCAGATATGGGTGGGTTTGGTATGGATCGATTAGAGCCATAACAATTTTATTAATAATTATATAATATTTTATCATGTCAGAAACAAAAGAACAAGAAGCGCCTCAGGAAGGTGACTTTAAAATTAAAACAGCTAAAAAAACTAAACCTAAACAGTTTAATGAACCTAGCAACAATGTAGCTAAAATAGATTTATCTAAAATTGACAATACTCAAGGTGAGGTTGTTGATAATGTTACTAAATTAGATTTAACAAAAATACCAAAAGACGATGCCATTCAAATCGGAGAAACAGAGACGGTGGATGTGGGCGAACAAACCGGAGATAGCGTTAAGCTGGACACAGAAGTACAAGAGCCCGTTAAAATTGGTGAAACTAAAGAAAAAGACGAAGTAGTTATAAGTGAAGTAACTGAAGAAGTTAAAGAAGAACCATTAGAATATACTGCGCCAAAAATAGAATTACCAGAAAACATTGAAAAACTAGTTGACTTTATGAAAGAAACTGGTGGTACAATAGATGATTATGCCAGATTAAACGCTGATTACACTAATGTAGACAACGATGTTTTATTAAAAGAATATTACAAAAAAGCAAAACCTCATTTAAACGAGGAAGAAATAAACTTTATCATGGAAGATAGCTTCAAATATGATGAAGATGAAGACGAGGAGCGAGACATCCGCAAAAAGAAACTCGCAAAAAAAGAAGAGATTGCAAAAGCTAAAGGTTTTTTAGAAGACTTGAAAAAAGAATATTACGACGAGATTAAGTTAAGACCGGGCGTAAATCAAGAACAACAAAAAGCTGTAGATTTTTTCAATCGATACAACGACGAGCAAAAGTTAGCTAAACAAAGACACGAAAAGTTTTTAAACGACACTAAACAAATTTTTTCTGATGATTTCAAAGGTTTTGATTTCAATGTTGGAGAAAAGAAATTCCGCTACAAAGTTAAAAACGCAGATCAGGTTAAAGACACG